AAAGGAATAGCAGAAGGTTTAAATAAAGCTTCTAGTATTGCTTTAGAAATTGAAAAACGATATATAGAGGGAGATGACGATGGTAACGAGGAATGAAGAATGGTTTACAGATAACGATATTCCTGATCCAGATAAAAAAGATTTACCCATACCATGTGGATGGAGAATGCTAGTAAGACCCGCAGGAGTAATTAAAAAAACAAAAGGAGGTATAATTTTAACTGATAAAAATTTAGAAGAACAACAATATTTAAACTCTAAAGGGCGTGTTATTGCGATGGGAAATGAGTGCTATGGTAATCGTGAAGAAAATTGGTGCAAAATTAATGATACTATCGTATATAGCAGATACGCAGGGTCAAAAATTGACATTCAAGGTGTTAAGATGATTCTGTTAAACGATGATGAGGTATTGGCTGTATTACCAAATCCAGATGCAATAACTCAAAATCTTTAAACACGCATTAATTGCGACAATACATAGGGAGAATACTATGAATGAAGAAGTAAAAAAAATTACCCCTGATGACGACATCGAGGTAAAAATTTTAGAAAAAGAAAAACCTCAAGAAGAACCAAGTATAAATCTTGAATCTTTAAAAGAGGAAGAAAAAGAAGAAGTTGCTCCTAAAGAAGATTTAGCACAAACTGTTGAGTCACTTAAAAGTGAATTAGACAATATTAAAAAAGAGCCTTATAGCGACCGTGTAAAAAATCGAATTGCAAAAGAAGTTTCAAGACGAAAAGCAGAAGAGGATAAATCACGGGCTCTAGAGGAACGATTGGCTAAATTAGAAACGAGTGCATCTACTCAAACTAAAAATGACTTGAACTTGCAATATCAAAATGTTTCAAAAGATTTAAAAGAAGCTATTGAAGGTGGCGATACTGAAAAACAAGTAAAGCTAATGGATGAAATGGCTGATGTTCGAAGTCAAATTAAATCAGTTCAAGAAACTCCAGCAGTAAAAACAGAAACAAAAACTCCAGAAATTCCTCATTTAGCGAAAGAGTGGATAGAAAAAAATTCAAGTTGGTGGAATAAAGCAGGTCATAGGGCTGCAACCCAATTGGCTTTTGGAATTGACGCTGACTTAACCGAGGAAGGATATGATATGGCAGATTCAGAATATTATGCTGAAATGGATAAACGAATGAACAAATTTTATCCCGATTTAGTAAAAAGTGAAGAAAACACTTCCAATGGGGAGCAAAAAGAGTTAAAGTCAAAAGTAAAGGCGCAATCACCCGTAGCAGGTGTTTCGAGATCAAGTCAAAACTCTGCGAAAAGTGTGAAGCTGACAAAAGATGATTTACAGAATGCAATAACATTCGGTATTGATATTAATGACCCAGCGGCGCTTAAACGATACGCAAGGGAACTTGCGAGTTATGAAGCAACAGATAAAGGAGCTTAATAATATGAAAAAGAAAAGCACTTCTCTAAAGGCAGAGAGAGAAACACGTGATGAGAGTACACGAAAAACTGAGTGGAAACCACCCTCTATACTAGAAGCACCTCCAGCTCGGCCTGGCTACACGCAGAGATGGATTGCAACTAAAATACTTGGAATAGATAATCCAAGTAACTGGGCAAAACGCCGCAGAGAAGGTTGGGAGCCAAGAAAAGTTGAAACTCTCCCAAAAGATTTTCATGCTCCTACCATTGATCACGGAAGTTATGCAGGTTACATTGGAATCGAAGGTATGGTACTGTGCGAAATGCCAGAAGAAATGGTTAACCAACGTAATGCGTATTATCAGAAGAAAACTAATTCTCAGATGGAAGCTGTTAAGAACGACCTACATAGAGTAGAACAAGTTGGAAATCCAATTCATAGAGACCATACGACCAGGGTTACTAGAGGTGGAATCGAAGAATAAAACCGTAGCATAGCTAGGAAAAGGATTTTATCATGGCTAACGTAGACACCCCTAATGGTTTTATACCATTAAGACATCTTACGGGTGGAGTTATCCGAGCTAACCAATACTTTATTGCTAATAGTGAAGCGGATTCGTTTTATTATGGTGATTTGGTAACTTTGGGATCTGATGGCGAATTAGATGCATACGCAAATAACTTAAACGCAATTGGCGTTTTTTATGGCGTTGAATACATCGAAGACGTCACAGGTGATGTGAAATTCGAAAAGGTTTGGACGGGCGGAACAAACGTTAAGTCTGGAACTACAATTAAGGCTTATGTTTATGACGATCCGAATATTACTTTTCAAATCCAAGCAGGCAATGGGGCCATCGCACAAGCAAATGTTGGAGAACTTTGCAACGTGCTTTTAACTGCCGGTGCTAGTCCATATTTTCATTCCAAACAGGAAGCGGATATGGATACTCTAGGTACAACAGCACTACCTCTGAGAATTTTAAGAATATCAGAGATACCCGGCAATACAGCAGCCGAGAATGCGGAAATAGAAGTTGTTATTAACAACCATATTTTAGCACCTCGTTCTACTGGTATATAGGAGGATAGTATGGCATTAAATAGATCATTATTTACTAAGCAGCTAAACCTCGGTCTTAATACTATTTTTGGTATGGAATACGATACGTATCCAGAACAATGGAGACAAGTATATACAACTGAGACATCAAAAAAGGCATTTGAAGAAGACGTTCAAATGTACGGATTTGGTGCTGCCCCGGTCAAAGCTGAAGGTGCTCCTATCTCTTATGATAGTGGTGCTGAAGGTATAATAGCAAGATACGTCCATGAAACTATTGCACTCGCTTTTGCAATTACTGAAGAAGCAGAGGAAGATGGTCTTTATGGATCTCTTGGAGCAAAGTATGCGAAAGCACTTGCTCGTTCAATGCAACATACCAAAGAAATCAAAGGTATGAACATTTTAAATAATGGATTTTCAACTTCATCCAGTCCAGTGACTGGTGGAGATGGTCTGACATTATTTAGTAAAGTGCATCCACTTGGCGGTGGAGGTACTAATTCAAACCAATTAGCGACTAATGCTGATTTAAGTGAAACATCTCTTGAAGCGATGTTAATCTTAATTACTGAAATGGTAGACGATAGACAAATTCCTATCGCTGCTCAGGGCGTGAAGCTAGTTGTACCACCTGAATTAATGTTCGTAGCAGAGAGAATTGTTGCAAGCAACCTACGACCAGGAACTGCTGACAATGACATCAATGCAACTAAATCTCTGGGGATGATTCCTCAAGGAGTTGCAGTCAACCAAAGGTTAACTGATCCAGACGCATTTTTCATTATGACTGATGTGCCTGACGGATTAAAACACTTTGTAAGACGCCCGATCAAAAAATCTGTTGAAGGAGATTTTGAAACAGGTAATTTACGCTACAAGGTATCTGAAAGATACTCCTTCGGTTTTACCGATTGGAGAGGTTCTTTTGGAACTCCAGGAGCGTAATTAATTAATTTTATAAGAGGGGGCGAAATGATTTCGCCCTCTTTTTTTAACACCCAAAGACTTAAAACGACTACTAATAAGGAGGTAGACAATGGGAACAACGACTTTTTCTGGACCAATTAAAGCTGGTCCAATCACAAATACAACGGGAACTACGGTTGGAACTGATGTTAAAAACGTCGGTTTTGTAAAAATGGCTCAAACTGCAGGATGGACTCAGTCCACTACAGCTGCAGATACTGGAATTGTCATTCCAGCTAATAGTCAAATCACTGAGATCATTATTAATATTACAACTGCGTGTGGCGCAGCTGATATTTCTATGGGCACTACATCTACATCAACTGAATTGTTTTCTGCTTTAGCAGCAGGAACAGCAGCTAATGTATTTAAGTATGGATCTACAGGTACAATTACTGATGGCGATACTTGGGCTGATATAGGTTCAAGTGATTTACCAATTTACATTGACTTTTCTGCTGGAACAACTGGAATAGGATTTGTAACAGTTGAATATATTCAAAATATAAACAACGCATAACAATATAGAATGAGTGGCTCTTCGGAGCCACTTACTTAAATTATGGCAACAGATTTTGAAATAAAAAATTACATGGAGTTATTAAGCCGAGTAAAAGAGGATAATGAACTGCCAAATATGAACGCTACAGCTTTTACTGGAAGTGACGAAGAAGTTATAGATGAAGAAAGTGGAGGTGGCTTCGCAGAGTTCGTAAAATCTTTGGCAAAGGGAAGTGAATCTAAACCTCAAGTATATTCCCCTTCTCCCCTTCAATTTACACCTGATATATATCATCCAGGAACGGGACCCGTTAATATTCCTGAAATGCCAAAGAGTCCTTTATTTGCTTCGAGAAGTAGTATAGAATCTGCAAAGATAGGAAGCTTAAATAATCAAATCGGACAATTAAGGAGATTATTATTTCAGTTACCACAAGAAGAACAAATATAAGGAGATAATTATGATTTCAGACGTCAAACAATCCACACTCGCTGCTGATGGACGTTTTCAAGATAATCATGCTGGAGCAGGAACTTATATTGGTAGAAG